AGCATATTCGAGAGAACCTCAAATGCACGAGGATGCTCAGATTCACGAGCAAGGTCGAGCATTAGGTCAATAGCTTCGTCACCCTTCTCGGAAAGATTATAATACTTAGCTCGAGCATAATCATAATCATCATTGATTTCGTTTTCTTCATCACTCATGACAGCGTATTCCATATTGGTTCAATAGAAGTGACAGTAAAGTTTGCGCCGGACGCTTGGCCGATGATCGTTTCGCCAAGTTCAAATCTATCATCTGGTACAACCACTGTAATCGAATCGCCGGTAGGTTCACCTGATATGACGGCTGTTGCACCTGATATCTGACCGATAACACTCTCACCATTCTGCAAAGGCCCACTTGTCACCGAATCAAATGAGAGAATCGCGCCTTCATATACTTGTGGATCATATGATACATTGATCGTAAGATCCTCGTCACCTTCCTCGGCATCAGTAGGTGATATAGTAACCAATTGCGACGAGTACGGGGATCCCGATGATGTCATGTCTAAATCGGAGAGATTTGTCTTAGTCTCACGAATGATCGCATTATCGTCAGAGAGCGGACCATAATACTTAATGCGTGTCTCGAATGTAAGTGTATATATGATCGAGCGGCGCGAGGTGTATTCACCTTCGTAATCATCCGACATATCGACGGAGTTGAGAACAAACGGCATATCCGATTTAAAGTTATTTTCAACCTCATTAACGGTTACCGTATACTCAGGCTGAAAGAAAGGCAGAATCTGCTCAAGAATCTGAAGCGCATCATCAGTATGCTTTGAGAGAATACTGAGTTCAAACCCAAGTCGGTACGTCGATGGATACAACATTGTTTTTCTTGAACCAGCACTGGATCCAGGAAGTGTATATTTTGTTCCACGGGCAAGTCTTAAGCTCTCGTCATAATCAATGGATGTAATCTCGAACGACATACGTGGCAACTTAATCGCGAGCTTAGGATCAGTCAGATTTTCTTCATTACGAATACGCGATAGAAACTTTTCACGAGGACCGTACGAAAGCGGCACCTTAATTCTTGAAAGTGCACTGCCCGACCCGCTACGTTTTACGACTTCGATATTATTAAACAGAGTGCCGAATACGGATACGGCTCGACGAGTGTGCTGATTATAAAAGTAATTGCCAAACATTATCGCTCTTGCACCTCACCGAATGGATTGCTCTCGGAGAAATCTATAATCTGATCTGAATCAATCTCAAAACGAGAGTTATCTGCAAATGGGTCAGTATCGTCTGGAATATATTTACCCTCGTCGAGAATGCCATATTCTTTCAGTACAGACCAACCGGTATCGGATTCATCATCGAGGAGGAAGATATTGCCGAGTGCCGGATCAAATGACCGAAGTTCACCATCTGTGGAGACGACATCTATGAGAGTAAGATCACCTTGTCGTGTCTGCCCCGTTGAGGTATCCGCAGCTTGTGTTTGAACAAAATCAGCGACCTCTGCAGATACGACGATAAATTCCTGGTCGGATTCTTCTTGTTGCACGAACTGAAAGACCTTGGTACCTGCGGTGAAACCTGTTGTTCCACCTTCAATTGAGAATACCGTTTTCGATGCATTAATTCGTTCAAACTGATCTAGTTCATTAATACCGGTTTCAAATTTTTCAGCGGAGTACTCGAAGAGCTCACACTGTAATTCATAAATTGGTAAATCTGACAGTCGATAGAATGGTTGCTCATGCTCGACAAATTTAATCTCGAATAATGATTTTGACAGCGGTAGATAGATTAGATCACCTTCCCGCGGCCGCTCGAATGCTACTTTATTCGAGTCCATATTCACGAGTTGATCGAATCGTCTACGCGCAAGAACAAAAGTTGCTTGATCCCGAATCTCAAGACCGAACTTTGAAAGCAGATTACCTTCGCCTTCAAAGCCTTCGGTATTCGCGATATACATCTCAACCATATACGACGATTCAAACTGAGAATACTCTTCGTTAAGTATTTCATCAGTCGTAATTGCTGTACGCGGAATATAATACGTCTCTTGGCCGTATAGACGAAGACCCTCGATGATGAGGTCCTCATAGAGGAACTGTTCAGTTCGTACCGCAGGTGAGAAGTATAGATTAGTGGGCATGGTTATTTTACCCTACAAAGAAATTCACGGGAAATTCGTACTTCAGTTGCATTTCTTCTTCGATCTGCTGAATTTCTTCCGTTGCCTCGTCGTACATTTGCTGACCGTTGAGTGTGACACCGCCCGGTAGTTCCATACCTTCGAACTTTTTAAGGTTAATTCCCCACTGTCGCTTGAGCAGCGCAGTAAGGTATCGCTTAAGGAACATATCATTGTAGACATCGGTATGCTCGTTGGGATCAAGAACACGATAACCCTCAACAACGACATACTCGCCTACCTGGAGACGATACTCCCAATCGATATTCAGATACAACCGATTCATATGACGATTAAATTCGACTTGCGGCGTACCGTTAATCATCATATCGACAGTCGAAATATAGTTCTGAACGTGGACATAATTCGAGAGACTGCCCGCGAACCCAAGGTTGTACATATCGTTCAGCGCCATCTGATACCGCGCATCGAACATCGATACTGACGAGTTATCATACGACAAAGGCAGGATTTTAACAACATTAATTATTGCATCGGGAATCGGTATATATTCGTTGTCGCGATCTTCCTGAGTTATTTCATGCTTAAAAAAGTCATGATAGATTGAATCAGAGTGATATTCGCGATAAAACTGAAGTGCTTCGTCAACGCGATCCTCGATCTGATCTTGATCAACGTTAATCTCAAGAACCGGAGCGCCGAGATTACGAAGGCAATAGTCTATCAGTGTCTGGCGTGAATTAGGTATCATATCGTAGCAGTACCGTTATTATGATTTTGGTTACTACTATTTATACATTATTCGTTTGATAGTGTTTCGCGAGAGAACTCTAAGTCTCGGAGATGGCTGTGGTAGCAGTGGTTGCTTTGATTCAGAAGAATCTTAAACACTCGGTCTATCGTGTGGTGCGCAACCAACCAGCCGAGCTTATTTCTATTTACGTAGCATCTTGCCGATAAAGTCTGGTCGTGGTGCCCACCGAGAAACAGACAATTGATTCCTTGTGAGCACCACGCCGCGACGCGCAAGCCTTGTAACTTGATTCGATCAAAAATCATCAGACCTCAGAAGGATCCACTAATATAATTGCCTTAATAGCATCTAGGTCAGCTCGAGCCGTATCATAGTTAATTGTTGAAGTCTTCACCTCATCAATCTTAGAGTGAAGTTCACCCAAAAAACTAGAATGAAATTCAGTATAGGCATCAGCTTTTGCAATAATCTTATTCACGAGCTCTGTCTTAGTTTCACCCTTATTTCTTGACTCTAAAAGACGGTCAATATATGGAGTAACTACAGTATTATCGGCAATATAAGCCCGAGCCTCTTTTTCTTGAGTATCCCATGATAACTGTTCTGATAGAGAATTGTTTTCCTCTAAATATCTATTAATATACTCATCAAATTGTTTATTTAATGCGGCAATTTGGTCTGACTGAACATCTTTTAGTATTGCATCAAGATCTACCTCGGTAGATTCTTTTGGCACAAGAATAAATTTTTCTCTTACATAGCCGTCTTCATATAATTTATAACCTTCAGATTGCACCTTTTCTATATCATTCTCTATAGGTTTAACAGAAAAAGTAAATGGGGCATAACCTTGCTCACTTAAGTTACTTTTTGTTATTTTTTCCAGATTCAGAATACTTTTTAGGTTTTCTGCTAGCATCGGGCGCCCTTCAGGAGTGCCGTCAATTACCTTAATTACATATTCTATCAACACTTTGTTCCCCTTCTACTTCTATTATTTCTAATATCTGAAACTCTTCAGGTTTATATGAAGTTCCATATGTTAGTTGTATTTGTGAGAGTATAGAGGCTTCTTCTGCAGAAGAAGCCCTTACATGATAATGTTTCCCAATATTACCCGCGGGCGATTTATATTTTATATCATAACCATTCATATCTTATCTCTTGTCCTATGATGCATTATCCGGAAAGGACATATTAGCTCCCCATATTATACGAACGGCACCTTCTCCGGTGGACACGTATCCGCCACCACCACCGCCATAGGCGCCACTTCCACCGTTAGATCCTCTATATACACCGCCATTTGATCCTCCAGATCCACCACGGCCGGGCCCACCATACTGGTTATCGTTTTCATTATAGAGTCCGCCAGCACCACTTGGGCCCTCACCAAAGATACCTACACCGCCGCCGCCGCCGGAATGTGAGTCGCTCGAGCCGCCACCGCCGCCGGCGCCGCCGGTGCCAGCCTCTCCATCACCTGTACTGGTCGTGCTGCCGGCATCACCGCCTTTACCACTATAACCGCCGGCACCGCCGCCGCCGCCACTAAGGTACCCAGGTGCGTCACCTCCGTTGCCACCACCGTCTCCAACAAAAAACCCACCGAGAGAATCACTTCCGCGGGTAGATATTGGACCACCACCTTTTACCGTAGTTGGACTAATAAAATAAGAATCTTCATCACCAAAATTTCCAACAACTACAGTGTAAGATTGACCAGAGGTTACACTAATATTATTTTTCCATCCAAGACCACCGCCTGCTGTTCCATACTGAGCGCCTGCTGATGAACTATCTTTTCCTGATGGGCCTACACACACCACAGAAACACTATTAACTCCATTAGGTGCAGTCCAGCTATATGTACCCGGAGTTGTAAAACTAGCTTCGACAATATATTCGTTAGATGTTGTAAACGAAACGGTACTAGAATAACTTGAATCACCAATTGAAGAACCGGTATGTCTTACTCTTACGTAATATGTAGTACTCGTATTTAAAATATCTGAAGGTACTGTAAATGATTCCAAATTTGCTGTACTGTTTAATGATTCAACTACAATGGAGTTAAATGAAGTATCCGTTGCAATCTGCCAGTCCGATGACACATGTGTATCAGATCCACCAGTTACACTAAATGCCGATGATGTAATTGTGGGAGTCTCACCAATATCCGTAGCACCATTTGATGGACTTGTGATCGTTGGTGTATCGATGGAAGCAAATGTAGCAGAAGTTGAGAAAGCAATCGGGTCCGAATATGTAGAATCACCATAGGTAGTGCCAGTATGTCGTACTCTTACATAGTGTTGTGTATCAGTCAATAAGGTGTCCGAGGGTACTGTAAATGATTCCAAATTTGATGTATCATCCAAGGATTCAAATATTACGTTTGTAAAACTTGCATCCGTTGCAATCTGCCAGTCCGATGATGCATGTGTATCAGTCGCTCCGATTACACTAAATGCTGATGACGTAATCGTAGGAGTCTCACCAACAGCCGTAGCACCATTTGAGGGACTTGTGATTGTTGGTGTCTCGACCGAAACGATGGTATCTGCTACCGTAAACGTCGTCGATTCCGAAAATAGTGATGTAACCGAATTAGAGTCTATGTATCTACCTCTCCAAGCATAAGTTGTAGATTCAGTTAAGTAGTTACGAATATCACTAATGGTGTATGAATTAGATGCAGAGCTTATTTCTGTAATTGAGAAAACAATATTCTGGTCATCAAAAAGACCGCTCACTTCTTCCGTTGTAATTGAACCGCCCATTCCAATACCATGAACATTACAATAATATTCCAAGGACGTAGGTGATTCAAGAGGCACCACGAAAGTTACGTTTGCTCCACTGGTACCAGGGGTACCGTTTACTGTAACACCTTCTGTATATGATGTACCATCAAGTGTTTGGAAACGCAGAGGATGTCCGTCATTTGAAGCATCACTTAAATCAAATATATATGTATTACCACGCTTCAGAGTAAGAGGTGGATTTTCTATACCATCAATATAGAAGACATTACCTGTTGAACCACCACCCTCATATAGCAAACCATTTGCAACCGTAACAATTTTGGTTTCGGTAATATATGTCGGCGCTGAGGTATCCGCAATCTGAAACTGAACCTCGCCCTGTGTACCATATAAATTAGCATAATTCGAAAGTTCGAGGGTGAGTACCTTCGAACTAGCACCAATATTGGTGGTCTCATTCGCGGGTAACTGATTTACTGGCTGCTGAATGATATTATCAGCATTTGTTATATTTTTAAGTTCCCGATCATCATTAACTACGTCGGTACCTTGAATCTTAATTGCCATCTTCGAGATTCTCCTCTATTGGCTTTGAATGTTTTCCGTGCTATTTATAACTATTTAATTTTAGAACTTAGCTCTCGGATTGCCGAGAGCAAATATGCGGTTAGACCTGCATAGTTAACCGATTTTATACCGGTATCGGATGTTGCTACCAAATGAGGCAATACTTTCTCAAGTTCCTGCGCTACTACGCCCGCCGAGTGATTACCATTATCTTTCCAGTCAAATTCAACACCTGAGATAGCATTAATTACATCCAATCCGTTTGAAATTTCATTAATATTAGTCTTAACAGATACATCAGACAGTGAGTTAAATGCCGTAGCATTTAGTGTACCACTCGCCGGTTGATAGAATAGCTTATTATCTGATACGTATGCAGTTGTGAGATCACCTGTCGTAACTTCTGCGAGAGTCGGATAAAAGCTCGAAATGGATGATGTCTCGTTCTGAATCTCTGATCCGCCACCGATCGAATCCCACTGAGTACCATTGTATCCCTCGAACTCAGAAACGTCCGCATTAAATCGAATCTGACCCGAAATAGGTGTGCCCGGACGTTCACCTTGAGTACCGGTAGGAACACCGAGTGCGCCGGTATCCGTAAAGGTCGGATTCACTGCATCAAACGTCGCGTTGTTTGCATCGAATGCCTGAACATCAACACCGATCTCTACAC